AATTGATCCTAATTGCCCACTTAAAACCTTTGCTTTCTTGATATCTTTTTTTGAAATTTCATTGAAAATACTATCAACCGTTACATCTCGATTTCCACCACCAAAAAGTCCATACGTGGCTTTATTAGCAAGTGCAAGATTAGTTTGCATCTCCTTTAGATAATTAGAAAGAGTGCGATTTACACCACGAAGCTGCTCTTTTAGTTGCTTTGAAAGGTCATTGCCGAATTCTTTAACGTCTAGTTTGACCTTAATTTGTTGAGCGCCATTTTGTGCGGCAGTAATCTCGTCGTTAATCTGTTGCGTTAAGTTTTTCTCAAGATTTGGTTCGATATCAACACTATAAGGTCCACCTAATCCTTTTTCAATTTCGTCCTGTAAGTTAGATACATCAGGCGTAATAGGGACAGCAGGTAATTTTTTTATATTGCTGACTTGCGCCCGTACATCTTCTTCAAATTTCGCCTTATTGATTTGCGGGTCAACCTTAACTTTGATGCTCAATTCTGGTTCTCTCGCCATGTTTTATTCCTCCTTCTGGAGCAACCAATCTCCGAATCTAAAAAAAGCAGGCTTTAATAAGTCTGCTCATCTTTTTGATTGTTTTGTATTGTCGTGATTGATCCGCTGCTCGACCATATCTACGATATCTTTATTGTGTTTATTGATATCTTTTTGAGTATTCGTCATAAACAGACGCGGTTTCATCCACCTATAGCGCTTGTGTGTCCATGGATTTCGTATGTTGTCACTTTCAAGCAAGCGGGGGAGTCCATCTGGATTATGATATTCTTTATGGTTTGCAAGGCGAGGACCTTCAACTTGAGTTTCATTATATACGGTCAAAACGCGACCATGTACAACATCTCTGATATTTGAATCATCCAATAATCCGCCATTAGTTTCACGACGTTCATATTCAACAGGGGAATAGGTTGCATAAACATCTTGCTCTACATGAGATTTCATCTTATCTTCCACATAATCTTTAACCTCATTTTTCAGAGCTTTATTTGCCCGTTTCATAATTTCTCGCTGAAGCCCCTCAACGGTATTGAATGATTTCTTCCCCATAGTTTACTCCTTGCCTTCAGCGGCCGCAGAAATAAGCTCTGTCGTATCAATTGAAGGAGCACCATCGAGCATTCCTTCAGGAGTTTTAACGCTATAGTTATCTTTTTCTACCGGTTTCTTCAAATTTTCTTCAGCGATTTTTTCAATCATTTTGTTCATGTCGAACTGATCACCAATGCCGCTCAGTACCTCGGCGGCCAACTGCATCAACTGCTCAAACGGCTGGTTCTTTGCTGCGGCTTCAAATGCGGCCATATACTGCTGGCGGGCAATCTCGATTTTTTCGCGGCAAGCCTTGTTCAATGTGGTCAGAATATACTTGCGCGGAGCCTCGCTCATCAACTTGGTTGTTTCATCAGAGAAAGCCAGTTCACTCATCTGGTCCTGGTCCATCTCACTGGTTTCCAGACCAGTAAACATGATCAGTGTTGTAATTCGGAAAGCGTAGTCATACAACGCCGGCTCGTAACGTCCATCGCGCTCAGACAGGCTTACCACGCTGTCAACAAACAAAATTCGTTCAGCCAAAGTCAGATTATTCTTTGCATCCATAAGTATTAGTCCTCCTGATTTAATTTATTGTTTTCAAGTTCCATCTTTACAGCTGTCGCAATGCACATCGCGTCAGCTTCATCAGACGAAACATCTTCTCCATAATAGGTTTTCACATAGTCGATGGCCTGTTGCTTTAATTCTGCACGCTTTACTCGACCCTGTTTAAATCCTAATATCTTTCGCCACTCGGATGGCTTAATGATCTCATAGGGGATATTGTTTAGCTCGCATACCCCCATAATCGCTCCTTGCAGCTGTGCCAGCTGGATCAATGTTTTTGGCGAGCTTTGCAGTGCAACATCTTCGATCACTACAAGGTCTGGACGATTGTTCTTGATGCGGCTCTGGATCATCTGGCGCATCATTGTTGAGCGTTCCAAGACATCCTTGGTTTTACTCAGGTCGATCAGCGAGTGATAAACAGTGTCGCCATCAATGGTACAGACACCCGTCTTGCCGAGAGCCTGGTCAAAAGCAATGATTTTTATAATAAACACTTCCTTTTTCTTTCTGGATGTGGTAAAATTCAAATTTGAAGAACACCTGCGTATCCCTTTTGGGAATTATTAAAACGGCGAGAATTAGTAGGGGCTTCCCGAAGTCCAGTAGAGAGACTGCTGGCAGAAAGGAGGCCCGTATGATGATTGACTTCGACACCATGTCTAAGTTCGTTCAATTCGTAGCTGCTTTGGTGACTATCGCCAAGTTTGTTATGGAAGTAAGCCAGCCCCGGGCATAAGCAGGGCCAATTATCCGATTATTCACTGAAGCTCCTATGCAAATTAGAGAGCGGAAAGTCGCCACGTGGGTGTTCTTCTTATTTGTGAGTTTCCTCATATCAACGCGCAATTGCAATAATTGTGCGCTCATAAAAGGGGCAGAGCCCCGAAAGACTCTGCCTCGTGTAAATGCTATGTATCAGCCCTCGTTAGGGAAGATCAAAGAGAACATGTCGCCATTCTCGTCGGCCAGAACGTCGAAGGTCATGGTCAGAGAAACGGGATCACCGGTGTTCTGCCAGGACAGCTCGAAGCCGGCCTGAGGAGCAGCCTTGTACCAGATGGGATGTGCCTCGATGATGTCGTCGTTCTCGGTCTTGTAGGGAATAGAACCCTCGACACGATAAGCCTTGGGGAAGTGACGGCTATCCAGGTGCACAACCTGAGCCTTAGCAGCCTTCTTGTAGTAGTACACGACGTACTCGACACCACTCTCGACAGTGACGGTAACTTCCTTCTCGGATACAGTGGCCTCCAGCTCGGTGCCCAGATCATCGTCGGCCTTGAAGACCTGCACGTAATCACCAGCAGCAGCCTCACTCAGAGTCAGCTTGGCAGTGTCTGCGGCGGTAACCTTCTCACGCTTCAGGAAGTTAGCCTCAGTGCCCAGATCGTTACCAGACAGCATCTGGAAGACCTTGACGGGATACACCTGAGCCTCAATGGTCAGAGTACCGGTACGAGAGCCGTCGAACTGCACGCGGTTAGGTGCGCCCTGGCCGCCGGTGGCAAACACACGGTCGCCCTCAAAAGAAGTAGAAGTGACGTTAGCCCAGTCAACATTCAGGAACATCTTCTTGGTGGAATAGTCCTTCAGCATCAGGTCGGCAACTTCGCGGTTGGCAAAATTAGCATTCTTGTTAGCCATAATTGTTATCCTCCTATAGTTTCGTTTTCTTTGTCAATTCGCTCTATCCATTTCGACGGATCGTATTTTCCGCCCCAAACGGAATAGTTCATTTCAGCGATATTTAATTGTTTTGCGCGTAATAGCTGGGAGAACGTATCTCGTATCTGTCCAACTGTCAGCTCAAAGATGTTTGAATAATTCAAACTTGGATGAAAAGTGCATAAGAGAGAAATCATGTTCGGCAGCTCGAAATTCGGGTCTGCCTTTTTTGTTTGTTTGAACTTTTTCTTCTTCTTTTGGAACTTCTCATAAAACAAGCGATCTTTTTCGGTCTTGAATTTTGGAGCTTCTTCCGGGATGTCGCTTTCGTCGATATCAACCATCTGCAAGCAAATCTTTGTTACGGTTGAATAGTTATTTCTGTCGATATAGCCGCCAATAGAGAATCCTTTTTTGCCGCTATTTTCTTTGTCGATAAAAATTGCTCGATGCTGCTCGTCCCACTCCAATTTCCCAGAAACAAAAAGACCCAGAGCCGAAATTAGTTCAGCCCTGGATTCATCTGTCGATGTAAGAATATCAAACATCACAATATTTGCTTTTTGCTCACTTGTCATTTGCTCCCAGATGTCTGGCATCTTCATCATAGTTGCCGCATCGTGGTAGTATTTTTCTGGGGTATATAAAAATAATGTCAGTGCGTATTGATACTGGGTGTATCCTATCTTCAAAATGTCTTTCAGAAAAGGGGAGTGGATTCGCCCAACATCTTTTAGCTGCACGCCATATGGGCTCAAATGATCAAGGTACGATATTTTTCTCATCAGCGAGCCCTCCTAAAAGAGCCGACCTGATAAACAAGCATTCGTCCGTAATAGCACTGCGCCGGCTTATAGATGCTGCTTCCAGCCTATTCAAGCGGTCCAATTCCAAATTCTTTGTTTCCATTCAGAAGCTTATCAATATCACTGGCCAAAATATCAATGCGTGTTCCAGCTTGTCCTTTCCGATGATATGTTTGCATAAGGTTTTTACTGCAATATGCAAACACATAAATGGTCATCATCGTAATAGAATCGCCGCTGGTTTGTTCTGGCACAACCTCAACACACAAAAATGTTTTTGAGTTTTCCTGTGTATCTGGAACATACTCATACTTAAACACGCATCCACCTTCACCCGACCCATTCTTACCAAGCAGAAGAGTTTCGGGATCGTCGATATCATCTGTGTTGCCCAATAGGACATCAAGGACATTTTCGTCATTGATCAACTTGGAAACGACCCGATTTTTGAATACCCCGATTTCATCGAGATTCATATCAGATCACCTCCAATTCGATCTTTTCAGTAAGGCCGGCTGCTTTAACCGTCAGTACCACGACTTGTCCAATCAGCTTAGAATCGTCCACACAAGTGATCTTACACTTTGCACCTGTCGTAGTCGTATTACCGCCTTTGAAACATACTCCCGCAGGAGTACAATCGCCGGTAAGCGTCCATTCTGCGCCGTCGTACACTTCGCCATCGATTTTTGCAGTAAACAGCTTGCCAAATCCGCCCGTTGGGATGGACGGTTCGCCCGTAAACTCTATCGAAAGCACTCTGTCGTCTACGGTGTCATCGTCAGGATAGGTGATTTCCACGTTATCGGAAGTATCTTCCGGCACATAATTGCAAATCATTTTCTCTACATTGTCCGTTTCTGCGTTGTAAAGATCCTGTTCAACGTTAAACGAAAGGAACCCGATCTGGTCATTATCATAGTCAATTCGGCCAGTCATCTGGTCAATCGACGTAATTCGATAGGTCTTTGGTTCTCCGTTGATGATCTCCAACATCAGCCGCTTTCCAATGTTCAGGCGGGCAGAATACTCGTCGAATGGAGTTTGAATGCGGAATTCACGGGTTGAATAACTCATCACCTTATTCTCACTCAGGTTGGAGTAATACGGCTTTTCCACAGTTGCCCATAGAGATACAATCTTTTTTGTCTGGTCGTCCTGCCACACGATCTGTTTCTGGCAGATCTGAATGCGGCCGCGCACGGTGATCTCATCGTCTGCATCACGTTCTGTAATCAGCCAGTGGCTCTTACCCCAGTACATAATGCTGCCGATCTCAAAATCCTCACCAGGTCTTGTGCGGAATATTTTCTGGTTTGTAACAGTAGACGATATAATATTCACCCAGCGGGGTACGTCATCTATCGTCACTTCTTTATAAGAAGGATTGACTGGCGCTAAAAAGCGCGTATCATGGAGTGCCTTATTGATCACCCTGTCACGCTGCGTCTCTCCATCCTGTTTCAGCATGGCTCTATATTGAGATCTTGTCATATCCCACCGCCTTACTGTGTCCATTCAGAAACACTGTTTGACTTAAAGGAATACAAGTTCATCTCAGCAGTCAATTTGCGCTGCGACTGCGCCAAAAGGTCTTTCATCTGCTCCAGTAGCTTAGCAGGGGAGAAGAAAGAAAAGTCCTTAGTGCTCATAGCGTTCTTCAAAGCGTCAGAGTTGTAAACATACGGCTCCAGCCAATGCACAATCATGCTCAACGCCAGAATACTCTGTTCCTTGCGGGTCAGAGTAACATTGAACTGCTGCAGCTCATCATCATAGTCAGTCAGATCTTGCACGCAAATGTCCGCAAAATCATCAATGGCGGCCTGAAGCAGGTCGCTTTCTGCGTCTGCAAACATCTCGTCAGTATATCCTTCCTTGTCATAATCTCGAATGCGCCCACGACAGCGGGCATAGATACTTTCAAAAGTGGTTGCCATGACCCGCCTCCTTTACATCAAATTGTGTCTTCCAACTCAACAGACAGGGAGTCCTCCAGCGCCTTAATCGCACTGCGGCTGTCCAGCTCACCGGTTTCGATCTTTTTCTTAGCCTCAGATGCAATCGCATCCTTGGTGCCGCCCGGCAGTGTCGGAACGATCTTCTTAATCTCATCGGCGGGCATTGTAAACACGTCATTGAAGTTGTCGGTGGTCAGACTATTTTTGTAATAGCGCTCAACGCCAAGCTTCTTGATAATGGCGGGATCATCGATCAAAATCCAATTTTCCTCAAAGAACCGGCGCTGATTACCGCGCATAGAAACCAGCTCGCGATACTCCATTTCCTGAACATCGCCAAAAGCCTCCCACTCAACGGTATAGCCGGGATTCAAGGTGGACTTATAGATCAGATTACCAGCTGTGCCATTGCGGCACTCCACCATGGTCTCGTTTGTAATTTCGACTACGGGCTCGGTTGCTACGGGAGCAGCAGCTTTCGCGGCTGTAGTCTTAGTTGTACGTCTTGCCATTCGTTCCTCCTATTTAATAAAAGAAGCGGCAGGGTTGTTGCCCCACCGCCATTCAACTCAAATTATCGATCAGGCCATCTTGTATGCGCCGAAGTCACGATCAAACACAATGGCAATGCCAGTGCGCTTCATCATCAGGAACTCCTGGCTCATATCGGCGTTGTTCATTGGGGTGCCCATCAGCATAGTGACATCACCCTCGGTAACGCGCTTAATGGGCTTGGTGTCGCCAGCAAAAACGTACAGGGTCTTGTCATCCAGGATGAAATCGGTGGTACCGGTAGCGTGACGCTGCTTCACAGCAATCAGCTCAGTACCATTGAAGCGGCCAAAGTGACCCATTGCGTACATATCTTCCTTGGCGGAATCGGACACAACGGCAGTCTTGATCTGACGCAGAGCCTTACGGGTGCCAACAATCACAGCGGTCTCGCCAGTAGAAGCCTCAACGTGCTCGATCAGGTCCAGCAGCTTGTCCTCGTCAAAAGAGCCGGTCTCAATGTAGGGAGCATTCAGCTTGCTGAACATGCCAACGAATGCAGCGTATGCAGAATCCAGCTCATCCTTGGTGAAGGACTTGGAAACGATATCAACAAACTTGTTAAAGTCGATACGGCCAGCCAGAACACGGTTCAGCTCCTCGTAGATCTTGATAGCGTGCAGCTGAGTATTGACGGTGATGTCAGTACCAGCTTCCAGACGCTGACGGCGCACGCCCTGAGTACCCTCGGCGATATCGGCAACAGCAAACAGGCACTCGCGCTCGATGTGGAACTTGGGAGTATCGCCCAGAGCCAGGTTGCGGTCCTCGACCATGTTCATAAAGAACTCGTCGCCCTTCAGACCTTCCTCAGAAATAACATTGACCAGCTCCTCAACAATAGCGAACACCTTGGAGCAGCTACCATCACGCAGAGCCTTAATGTCCAGCTTGGTGGAACCGCCATTTGCCTCAACCAGAGCCTTACGCAGAGCCTCCTGGGTGTCGTTCACAGAATAATCACCAGCAACGTGGCCCTTGTAGCCATCGAGAGCCAGCTTGACCAGATTAGAATCAATAGCCATGGTATAAACCTCCTATAATAAAAATGGCCGCCCGCTTTAAACGGACGGCTTTATGTTAATTTCTTAAAACTTCGGAATCACTTCAGGGTGATCATGTAGTAAGTATAGCGACCATCACCAAAGCCAACAGTCTCAACGAAGTCAATGCAGCCAAAGGTCTTGTCATCAGCAGCTTCCTGAATCTGGATCTTGGTGTCATCGGCAGCAAAACCGACATACTTGCCCTTTGCAGGAGTGCCGTTAAATGCCTCGGCAGTAGCAGAGAAGCCACCCTTAGAAACATTCAGAGCGTAAACGCGCACTGGCTTACCAGCCTCATTGACCCACTCGGGCAGATAGTGTGCCACGGTCTGATCATAGAACAGCTCAACGCCAGCAGTCAGATACAGGTCAGCAACGGTGGAAGTTGCGGTGGGAGCGGTAGCCTTGTAGACCTCGCGACCCAGCTTCTCGCCCAGAACAACCAGCTGAGCGTTATCAATCTCAGCAGCATTGGACTCCTTGTAGAAAATAGCACTCTCCAGCTGAGCACCATCCAGGGTGCCACCCAGCTTGTCAATGCGCACAACAGCATGCTTATTATTAGCCATAATTATGTACCTCCTAATTTTTGGTAAATTACTTATTGCCGAGATAGTGTTCGATCAGACCACCATACGCGACATCTGAACCGTTCTGGGTGCCACCCACGCCAAAGCGGACAGTTCCTTTGTTGTTTTTATTGGGAACATAAGAAAACTCAGCACTCTTGCGGCCAACCAGCGCATAGCACTTGGTCTCCAGATCGGAGTAGCTGATCTCCTTGTTCTCTTTCAGTGCAATATACTCAGCATCTGCGCCAAGCTTCTCGTCAAAGGTGGCAAACAGAGCGTTGCGCTTTGCTTCCATCTCAGCGGCTTTTGCGTCAGCTTCGGCCTGCTGATATGCTTCCAGCTTTGGTTTGATTTCGCTAACTTCATTAGCCGCTTTAGTATAGCTGTCAGACAGTTCAACAAGTTTATCAGTCAAAGTAGAAAACATAGTGATTAGGCCAGGCATTACGTCGCCATTATCCCAGTCCTCATAAACGACCTTCTTACGTTTAATATTCTCATACTCCAGAACAACATTGTCGCCGTTCATAGAGTAGGGAATCCCCATCAGTTGATATGTGCCAGAATCGGTTACAATAACTTCGTTGTCCTGAATATCAGTGAGCCAATACTTAGGAATCATGCATTCATGATCCCAACGAGAAGGAACCTGAATTTCAAGCAGCGCATTATAAACTTCATCACGAAGCTGATTAGCGGTCAAAGTAAATTCGCTGGATGCAGCAGGTTCGCCTTCGGCTGTCGGTGCTGTATTTTCAGTTGGAGCAGCCTCTCCCTCATCTTTGTTTGCCACGGTATTTTCAGCCGCAGGAGTCTTATCTTCACCCTCTGCTGGAACAGACTTTTCCGTGGTCTGGGTCTCTGGCTCCTGCACAGTATTCTCTGCCGGAGGAGTCGCAGTCTCGTGATTTTCGGCCGCAGTGTTCTCGGCAGTTGCAACCGAATTCTTTTCATTTTCATTCATTGGCGTTGTATCTCCTTTCTCCTCATCGGATGGATTATCATTTTGCGCAGTATAGTTCTGCTGAATTGCTTGATACTCATAGAGCCGATCGCGGATCTGAGCTGTAATATCTTCAACAGAAAAATTGGCAGTAACGCAGCTGCCTGTCATAGCGGGCTTGATACTCGGATCAGTCGTAGACAGAATGCAGCAACCGTCAAATTTAAAAGACCCCACAGGAACGTTGCCGTTCTTATCTGCGGGGCCACAAGCCATATCGGTCAGCTCAACACTGTGATTCTTCGTACCATCGCGGGTAAAAATATCTACAGGATCACTAAACTTTGTCCAAATCAAACCATCAACACGCAAATACTCCCGTTCAATACCGGTGCCGTCATCCTTAACGATCCAGCGAGGATTACAAGATTCAGGGATAACACCATAAGCTTGACCAGCATAGACGTACTTCACGTCTTTGTCGGTGATCCGCAGTTCATGTTCATGTCCTTTAAAGTCCTTGTCTTCCTCGTCAAGTTCATCTACAACGTAGCCCAGGATCGGCGTATTACGGATTGTCGGTACTGCTTTGTTGATCGCGTCTTTTGTGAAACTTGTCTTGTTGAGGTTCGCTCCAGTGTGCATTACATCAATACTGACATCAATAAAGCGAAAATCAGAAGATTCGTATTCGCCCTTCTTAATAAAAGAAACCGGATATCGTTGATTCATTCTGTTTTCACCTCCTCGTCAGCAAAATAAAAGCCCTGGCGAATCGCAACCTGCAACTCAGCCAGAGCATTTTCAAACACAGAATCGTATACAAAAACATACTTGTTTGTTGGGTCTATTCGTAGCATCAGAGCGCCACGGTCGGTCAGGAACTTTGCCATCCCGGCGGAGTGTGCTCCGTGTACGATAACTTCATAAATCTCCTGACTCATCTTATGCCTCCTGTCTATCGGCGCTTACATTGCCAGCATCAGACAGGCCCTCGCCCTTACTTGCGTTTGTTGGGCGGCCACCTTCATCCCCGGCGGAACCGGACTGAGTATTGGAGCTCTTGAGCGGTGTTTCACCAGCACTAAGTCCCAGGATTTCATTTTCAAGATAAGTCATGTTCTCATAATCGCTGCCCGCATAACCAGTAGTTGCAAGAGCGGCGGTTCGAGTCGGCATACCATAGGTGGCATCCTTGAGATATCTTTCATGCATCTCAGTCACGTTATAATGAGTGACTGGTAGGAAGTTTAGGCGGAACTTATAAGAACTGGAAACGCTCTTCAGCTTGCGATTGATCCAGCGCTCCAACTGTCGCATCACCGCAAACACGATCTCCTGGTCATTCACAGTACACAGCTGCAGGGTAGTAGCAGAAGGATCTTCGCCACCGCCGAACAGATTCTTATTCACGCCAGCGCCTGTAAAGAATGCGGCCTCAGCATTTGCGACCTCTTTAGAGTCACTGTTCACGCCGCTCTTTTCAAAGTTCTAGCTGCTGATTTTCATGGGAGTAAGAATTGCGCCAATATTCGACGGCAGTACATTACTCATCATGTCATAGAACTCTTTTGCTGTATCATAGTCGATCAGGAAAGAGCCGTCAGCATCATTCACTGGGATCTCCATTGCCAGTGCCTTATAGTTATTGGTCTCACTCGCGTTTTTACTGATAGCACGGTAGTCTTCAATATCGGCAAGCGCACTAAACAAACTTACAAATGGTGGAATGGGAATATAATCGTGCTCGTTTACTTTAATGCAGATGGACTTGGAACTGTCCAGCTCCTGCCACTTGTAGTTCTGCGAGTCAGCCTTATATTGGTTATACATCGTCTCAAACTCCGGCGGATAGTTGGGCAGCTTGTCTTTGTTGGAATCAAAGTAAGAAAAATCAAAAGCAAAATTATAAACGCCGTCTTCAATGCTGCTTATTTTACAATAGTCTGCATCAAGATTTTGAAAAGCAAAACTATCATTCGTCTCCCACGCATAGCCATAGTAAACGTCATCGCGGAATGCAATTGTCAGTATTTTCGTAGCTTCGTGCGGGATATTCATCAGCTCAACTGCTGTTACAGCGGAATAATATGCTTTCTTAAATTTATTGGCGTTAATTGTCTTAGAGCGATCAAGTCTATACGGAGAGATCGTGTAAGAGTATGTAGACATATTCGCAAAATACTGAATCAGTCGGCGATAGTAATTTGAAATATTGAATAGATATTTACTCATATTTCGTAGCTGCTTCTCATAGTTGGCTGGGTTGCCAAGATAGGTTACGATCTGATTTTTCGTATATTTTGTATATGTTGGATTTGTGTCGGTACTCGATGCTAGATTACGGATACCGATATGTGACAGGTTCGCATAAACGCCATTGACAAGATCCTGATATGTTACATAAGAGGTCTTACCATCTTTGGCATTTGTTACGCGGACCTTTTTCTGCATTTTATCTTCAGCCATTACAGTCCTCCCTTCTTTAATACAGGCGCTCTAAAGTTAAACGTGAGCGAAGTTGGCTTTTTATTCTTCTTCTCCATGCTTCGTTCAACTTGCTGCGCAATGTAATAGTTGTAAGACAGGGAAGAGTAGCGGTCTTTACGGCAGCCGGATTTCTCCTTGACTTTGATAACGTTATTCACGGTTTCGTAGCCCAGATTTACAAGTTCGTTTACAGCAAGCCCAGTATTGATATATGGCATCTGTAGTGCGGCTCGTTCAGTAGGCGACATTTTATCATAGCCTTTATAGATTTTGCGCAACTGGTCTTCACATCCGTACTCACTCTGAAGCAGATGGATACGTCCTTGCTGGAAACCGCTGCGTAATCCAATGGCTACATCGCTATTAAACTGGGAGCTGCCCATAATAGCCTAGATGACCTTGCGAGCATTTTTGTCAGCACAGCGAGATGCGATTTCTTGATTGTTACAGCAGCTAATCGCAGGATACGTTTCGCCTGTTTCTGGGTCATACATATCGCGCATTAACAGGTCGACCAGAGGTAATCCAACGCCTCTACAGTCAACCCCGATATAATCACAGTTGAAGTAATCGAAATACCGTCGTAGTTTTAATGCTTGGTCTTGCGCACTCATACCCTCAACGTTCTCTGAATAGACAAAGTTGCTGGTATAGCGCCCTGATTTATTCGGCAGCATACAGTTCAAGAAGATACTGGTTGCATCGTTGTCGTTTTTGCGGCTACTCATCAATGCAATATCGGCAGTAAGAATTCGCACTTCGCCATTTTTCTTTTTCGGCACATCCATAGCAGCTTGATTAAGTAAAAGATTCGGTGCGTAGAACGCCTTTTCAATGACGCGCGTTTTGTTGATGTCATCAAATTGGAATAACCCACCCTCAGTAGCACCAAGCCACTTACATTCATTCTCCATTGCAAATGTCAAATCAGAAAAACTGGATTCACTCATTTCGTCCTCTACAGCTTCCTTCAACAGCAAGCCGCTCTTGATTGACATTTGATACGGGAAGGATACACAGAAATATTTCTTATTAAAGTCGATCATATTTACGAAGTAGTCCTGACATTTTTCATAGCTCCAATGGTTTTGGAACCAAGCGGAACTTAGGTAGAATTCTTTGTTTCGCTCTGCAAGATGTGCATATTGTGGCTTGTCCAAATATCCAGGATGACGAACAATATTCAGGAACTTCTTCAAAATCAAATCGATAACATCTTTAGAAAGCAATCTATATTCATCACAGATGAGAAGTGTAGCTCGACTACCACGACTACTATCTGTGGCAGTGACTACTTTGATATAGCTGCCGTTCTTAAATATAATCTCTGCTTTTTGATTGTTGATATCGACCTTTTTGATTTCAGAGCGTAGAAGGGGACTATTGGGGTAGATCTCCTTCATTATCTTTTCATCCAAAATACTGATAGATTGGCTTCTTACCTTACAGGCAATACAAACCTTGGAACCAGGCCATAGAATACATGTAATCACACAGAAAACTGCGGTTAGAAATGACTTACCAAGGCCACGAGCAGCAATGAAGCAGAAGCCGGTGCATCTCACCATCAAAAACAATAGTAGCTCTTGGAATGGCTTCAATGTCAGGTTTAAATAGTCTTTTGCAAACCGCTGAGGATTCGCTCTATAGAATGATGCCCTCATGGCAACTGCGTTCATTATTTTTTCTGATTTTGTATTCGCTACTTCCTTATCTGTTAATTTCTCTTTACTCATGCGGGACCACCGCCTTCGCCAATACCGAAAATAGTTTCGCGGAGGCTGGTATCTGTGGCATCGTCCTCATTTGTCTCTGGTTTATGGGCAGTATATCGTTCAAACTCTTCGTCAAATTCGTCTTGATATGGATTTTTTAAGTTGAACATCTTAAGCAAAGTACCCAGAACCCATACTCTGAAATACTTACCGATATTATCAACGTCCTGCCATTCGGGCGATGGCTCTGGAATCGGCTCTTCCTCTTCCTATTTCTGAATCAGCGTGCCAAAAGTATTCGTTTCAGCCAATGCGTTATCGTTCGTCTGATTCGGTTTGATCTGAGCGGACCCCATCAGGTTCTGCAGGTTGTCATTTGCTTCTTTTATTTTCTTTGTGTCGCCAGTGGCATCAGCCTTATCGCAATTAAGTTCTGCCTTTGCAATGCGTTTGAACAGAATTTCTTGTGCGGCCGTCTTACATTCATGTCTAGTGATAAGATTTTGATAGTGCTCATCAAGGAATAAATAATCTTTTTCATCCAGACCAGTACCCCAGAATTTTCTCATCTTCAGAGTGACCTTTGTACCCTTTGTATCGCCGGCAGCCAACGCATCCTTTTTCTTCTGATCGATTACATCATCATAGGATTTACCAGCGTGCTGGCGCATATTAAGCCGTCCCATGTAGGTGTTGATCTTCAAAGCGGATGCGGTAGAATGCTCAGAAGCCTCCAGCAGCTTATCATCAACATAGGTGTCAAACATCATAGCCAGACGATCGATCGCCTCGTCCTCGTCGTTATATTTCTTGGCGTAAAACTCAAACATGCGCTCACGACACTCATTGCACCATGGGAGATATCCATCATTACCCATAAACCATTGGCTCTGCGTTTTTGAGAAATTTCCCTTACGCACATCATAGATCTTTCCGCAACACATGCACTTGCCACCGCTCCAAGACTGTGGGACCTTGATACGAGGCGGTTTCTTATCTGCGGCAACTCTGGCCATAGCCAATCACCACCGTTCCATCGTCCATCATATCATCGAAGCGATATTTAATCTGATCCTATAGTTTTAAAACTTCATTCAGTTTTTTCGTCTTGCGGAATTTTGTATATACAGAGCCGGTTACCGGGTGCTCTCCAATCTCTTCGTAAAAAATTCCCATAGCACGAACAAACAGCGCTGTCCGTCTGGAATAGCAGTAGAAGTAATCGCCTCCTAAATCTTTGTGATATTTTTCTTCCATCTCTAATTTGGAACCCTCCTTTTTAATTTATTTTTGTGGGTACAGGTATACGAGTCGAACGCATCCAAACACAGCTTATGAGGCTGGTCAGCACACCGGCGCTGTCACCTGCGACATATAAAGCTCGCCTTTTCTAACGAGCTGTTTATTTAACTATTGTTGAACTTATCTGACAATTCTTTTAAGATCTGATAAACCGTTTTCAATTCTCCATCAGCATTTCTAATATCAACCCCTAATTCTTTAAGACTAGTTTCAATGTCTTTATCAGGGCAAGCACAAACAGTCTCACATTTAGAACCTGCTAAAACAGAACAAATGTCGTCCATAATAATCTCCCTTATAATAAAAAACGCCCTGAGCGGTTAAGCCCAGAGCGCTTAAATCTATTAAATTACGATGTTAAATCACTATCTTCACTGGCTTCTCCAGCTTGACATCATACAGACATTCAAGTCCGCTATCATCGATTACAGCCACTGCCTGTTGCGGCACATCATTCTTGCGCAGTCCAATTGCGTAGGAATCGCTGCCACAAACGCAGCCGCTCTCAATAACCTTCGTACCATGCACCGTTGTCATGCCGTTTGTGTGGCGGTGACCAAGGAACACCATGTCGATTGGCTGCTTCACCATCAGTGTCAGGTGCTCAACGACGTTAGCAGGGGAGTCCTTATCTCCATGTGCGTACATCACAAGACTATTCCTAGCCTTAAAGCCACCAAAGGTCGGATCAAGCTTCTCTGTTTTAATATCAATGCCAGCCAGATTTTGCAGTCGTGCCTTCATATAGAACGGAATCAGTGCTTCAAGTTCGTCACCTGCTACCTGATCCTCTTTGCTTGGGAATACTCGTGAATGATTGCCACTCACAGAATACACGTCAATATGCTGGCATACCTCGTACAGTGTAGCAACAAAATTACTTACCAGCTCTGCAGCAGTCATAACCTGCTCAATGCTGTTTTCATTGTTCTGCACGCGGGTATTAACATGGATATGCCCATTGATCAGGTCGCCCAACAGCAGCACATGAATTTTTTCGGCTGTATGTCGCGCTACGATATTGAACACCTGTGCAGCATAACTCTCAAGCCGAGCCTTTAGAATATCCTTGTTGAACTTATTCCACGCCGAATCAATACCCGCGCCAGCGTGTAAATCAGACAAGCACACAATCACATCGTGACCGCTGTCTTCGTACTGCACAACATTCAGAAAATTGTCAGGGTTATACGGAGCAACATTCTTCAGAATCAATTCCTTAACGGATTCGGCACGAGCAACATCGCGATACACCTTGTTTGTTGCATTGCGTTCATCTTGTAATTTGATTTTTTCAATCTTCAATCGCTGCAGTTCGTTCTTGATCGTTTCTTCGTTGGCGTGATCAATAGCGTAGTCATAACCATCTTTCCACGACTTATAGGTCTTGCGGTATCTGCATTCGCCATAGTCTGAGCCGGTTGCTTCATTCAGCAGTTCTGCTGCCTGATTCTAAGTCAGCTTACGTTCGCTGCATGCCTCACCAATCCGCATCATATATTCATCAAAGGTCTCGCCGTCCGCTTTCTTAAATTCGTCCATGCGCCACCTCAGATCTCAAAATTGGTGTTGGTACGCTGGGTGCGGTTCAGTTCGCGTAGCGCCTCTTCTGCCTCGGGATTGCCAGGCAACTGAGTCAGCACAGACTTGATTTCCTCCGCATACCAGTGATGAACGGTACGAGTGATATGGACACCGGGAATAACCTTACGCAGATACTCTGCCTCACGCTTAGTAATTTCAACCATTATAATAAATCTCCTTTGTAATTTATAATCGAAAGGGAAATATACAACACCCTTTCATATATTAAGAACTTAAAGTTCATTTCGGTCGTTTGTTTCGATTCGCATTCTTTTTCGCTAGACGTGCCTGTTCTTTCTTTGCCGCACATCCTTTGCAATATCTGCTGGCATTTGGCTTTTCTGAGTGATACTGTTCGCCACACACGATGCAATAACATTCCTTCGGGTCAAATAGTTCTCGCACTATGGCGCTTAGATTCAGCCGATTGTTTTCAAACGTTACATTGAATGTGTACGCAATCGTGTCATTCTTATCAAGGACAAAATTTGGGTACTGGTATAAGCACCCAATGTCGTCAGTGCCAGTTCTGTTCAGCAGGTGATAGTCGTCAGAGATCTCTTTCATGCCCCGCACTGTATTATAGCCGTCGTCCTAGTTCTTCCCAGCGCAATACATGATCTCTGTCTGTTCTTCAAAACAGCCACCAAAACGTTTCATCTTAAACTCGGTGTCCAAGGCAAAGGTATCACTTCCATACAGTCGACAAAAGAATATCACCCCAAACAGAACACGTAATTGTGCGTAGTTGATATGATACTTTCGGCGCGCCTCTGTAATATAGTCCAGATCTTTCTGATAAAGCACAACTTGATGTACGTCAAGTATGGGTGCGTTATTTTTGCGGCCTCTGCTGAACGTCTGAATCAAGTGGCTGCGGTCATAGCTGACAGATTCGGGATTTTTCATCCGCTCATAATAAATCGTGGCGCATTCAATAGGGGAGATAGAAGTTCGCTTTAGCAGGTTTCGCAACATCAGATTTGACTCGTGATAGTCCTGCCAATGATCAAGCAGCATATTTTCATTGCAGTAGAAAGTTGTATATGCCATTTAACCTCCTTACTCAATTGGTATAATTTTACCATCGACATAACGACAAAGCTGTCCATGTTCGTTATAGTATGGAGACATATATCCACTATGCAGCCAATAATACATAATTCTTGTGTTCTCATCGTAAATAAGTTTCGTGTTGGAAATACTGTACAAAGAGCTTCCATTATAAATAGATTTATCGCCTACATTGTTTTTGCGCGGAATAGATGCCCAAATTCCAATACCCAAACATAAACATATTACAGCTATTAAAGCAATGATTGTTGCTTTAAAACATCGATAACTCATTCTGTCTTATCCTTCCCATCAATCGCTTCGTGAACATAATTTGAAATACGCTCGAATTCAGTATAATCAAAATACATCTCGCCGCAATCACCGCATACCATCGCCGTGATATCCGGCACATGAACCATCTGATTTTTATAAGTAAATTCGTGCTCCAGCCCAGTCTGCTTTGTCAACAAGCCGCCACAGGTAGGACACTTGGTTATTTTCTGCAGTTTCTTTGTTTTCTTCTTAAACCAACCCATATTATTTCACCCTCGCTTCATAGATTTTCGGTTCAGCCAGACTATATCGCTGGCCAAGGTATTCGTACTCGCCGTTCGGATCGTGAACTGGCAGCTGAACAGGAACCGGTTTGATATTTTCGACCACACCAGCGCCGGCCATGTGCCACAAGAACTTCTTGAATTTATTGGGATATTTTTCGTAGCAGAGCACCACAAGAATATTCGCCAACTCTCTCACATCGGGACACACCAGCTTGCACTTGTTGCGGTACACGTTATAGATCGCCTGCCAGTTTGTCTCATATGTTTTGGCCTCTTCTTTGGTAATACGCGACTCGATGTCCTTATGATATAATTGCCAGTTACGGCATTTCTTTTCGAACTCAAGCTGTTCCTTGCGGCACTTGTTGAAGTCCAAGAAAATGGCTTCGATCTCATCAAAGACTGCCTGGTCATAGGAGACCTCTGGATCGTACATGATATGCCAATCAAAGCTGCCTGCGGGCTCTTTGCGCCACCGCACACCGCGCTCCCAACGCTCCAGACTCATGCAAAGCAGGTTCATGTTGCTATGTGCCTTGCTGAGATTATGTAAACGTGCGTAGTAAGGACCTGCATACTTCATAAAGTAGGGGGTGCTTTTGGGTCCGGTACCGTATTTCTGTATGTGTCTGGGAATCTTATAACCGCAACCCGTCTTAGCTCGATCAATTTCTTTTCCATTTGCAACAGAAAGCAAAGAGACATATTTCAAATATTCCTGTTTTGTTTTTTCAGTCTTAGGTACTTTATTTTGATATACTGTACTCAAGTTTGAAATTTCGCCAATTTGACTTTTAAGGCCACGGAGAGTACAGGCAAACTTGTTGTCAAGCGTGTCTGTTTCCGCAAGAGAGGTCTTCTTATCTTCAAGGTCGAGTGTGATAGGGATATCAGTATGTATTCCAGGAATCATAGAGGGTTCATTGATGACTAGAACAAGGTCTCCATCAAAATCTGAACCATTGAGTCTTGGAGCATTGATATCATAGATTGAAGTAAAACAACAGTTTACAAGTCCATGAAAATATTTCTGCGTTAACTCATTATCTACTGCATCAACAAGTACGTGCTCAGACCTTGAGATGTGAGGATTTCGTTCGCAAATACGCTTGCCAAGAGCGACACCACGACGATCAAAAGTATAAATTTCTCCAGCTTTTAATGCACCAACAACAGGGAGGCCACCAGCCCATTCCATCAGAGCAACAAGATCTGGCACCCAAAATTTAAAAGTTGCATTCATCCAAAGCTTGCCGCACTTAAAGCCGTCGCGAGTTTTATCAAGCAGGGAATGGATATATTCTTTTACACAAGGCTCGTGAATCATTTCCTGATTACGAGCTAGTGCGGCGATATAATGGTTTAGTGGATTAACATCATTCGCCATAAGACCAAGAAAACAATTTGTGTAAAAGATGTCGTTACTTGTAACTTTCTCATAAAAATCAACCGACATATCTGCAAAATGCTTAAAATCATCAAACTCCATGTCTAGGTTTTGCAAAATTTGGTAATTGCATTGAGTCTGAAGCCGTTCTTTCTCGGCGCTGTAGTTCTATTTTGCAATAGCGAAGCAACTGTTAGTTTTATGGAACTCATCCCAATACCGTTCCCAGTCCTTATATGTGCCATCTTTTTTGAAATACTTATAACCCTTATAAAGACTGACAGTAAGAATCATAAGAGGCTCACTACCTGGTGTCACATCGTATTCTTGACCCCAAATGTCTTTGATTTTTGTCACACCACGTTCGGCATAAAATGTCTCATAGTTGATTTCATGCATACAACCTTTAATATATGGAGCACGGATAATACAGCTATTGATATGTTCCTCTGTACCAATTTGGCGTTCGATCTGGCGCATAATTTCAGGATGACAGATCCCGGCACCATCGAAGCAGTTGATAGTGATATCGGTCTTTTTTACTGCAACATCCTTCTGCGTCCAGTTGCGTTTATTACCCGCCTTATCAACGAACTCTGTTGTTTTATCATATAGATATTCAACCATTTGATCTTTGATTGTGTTCTCATAATCGTTAACGATACAGATTTTAGGGGTCCATCCTGGCAAACAAAAGGCAGAAGATAGATTTAAACCGCGATAAGCGTAGTATTTACTAAGTACAGTCGGTGTTTCAGAAAAATCGAGTCCCATACTAATACGTCTATCTAGCTCTGGGACAATATGTTTTTCAACAAAGCTCAACATGCTTTGGCGAACCATACTAGCACTTCGTTCGCTGAATAGATATGTTTTTCCATTCATTTTAAACCCACGCTTCACAAGTCGTTCAAGCGCTTTTGCCTTATTGTAACCACCAGTTGCATCGACAAAAATAACAAATTTCTGGAATTTACTGTCGTCCATGGAAATCATACGAATCTGTCGGAACATCATATTATCGCCCTGGAGAACAGTAAACTGGGTTACTTCTTCTTCACTTAATCTGAAATTATAATCATGGGTAATAATCCAATTTAAATTGAATTTTAAAACCGAATATAATGGAGGAGAAAACAATTATTAAGCACCCTTTCTTTTGCCCCACACTGGAGTCATTATTGCGTCCTTTTCAGACCAACCAGTTTTCAAACGACCACGAATGGTTGATTTCGAAATACCCATTATGTGTCCCCATTCAGATATATCATGTGTTACGCCATCTATGGTTATATATTTACATGCTGTTCTATTATTCGCCTGAGTATTCCAATCTGTCCATCTACAATTTTCAGGACAGTAATTACCTGTTGTGTCAATACGGTCTATAGTGCATGCTTTTATAGGAGCATCCTTATCGTACCCATTAGCATATGCCCAATCTCTGAATGTCAAAAAATCTTTCCATTCTTCACAAACAGATATGCCACGTCCACCATAAGAATCGTAATGAGCAGCTTTTGGATTGTTGCACCTAGCAATCATATTACGCCATACATTATAAATTCTTTCCTTTGAATAATTTCCCTTAGTTAAATGTAAATGACCACAGCTTTTAGAACGACCATTTTTTAAGAGGGCAGCATCAACATCCTTGACCACGCCACAACTACATTTACATGTCCACCAAGTTTTCCCAGGAGTTTTCAAATCACTTCTTTTTAATACAGTCCATTCGCCAAATTTTTGCCCAGTCAAATCAATATAAGTTGGATAAAACTTGCTACATCCACAGCTTTTTATATTCCCTGTTCTTAAATAAACCCCAGTTGCAACTATTTCATTTCCACAATCACACTTACAAAGCCACTGGGCATATTGATTTGAATTGGACACTATTTTGTTTTCTACTCTCTTTACAACCGTCAGCTTTCCAAATCGTTGTCCTGTTAAGTCTTTGAACTTGCCCATTATTTCATTCCTCCAGTAAGACCGTTCCAGTGGTCGTTAAAGTGGTCATCGCCGTCATCTTCGCCATCGCTGCCGCCCATATCATCGTCGCCATACATGATCTCATCGTAGGCCGCCAGACACTTGCTGATAAACACAACCAAAATGGGCGTAACCACCAGGGCAGTAAAGAGCACACGTCCTAGAATCTGATATGTAAGCACGAATACAACAAGCATTTCTGCGATAGTAAACATCCAATCAACAAAGTCAACGGAACTTAAAACACCAGCGATAAGTACCATCAGCGGAATAGAGTTAACACGGATCTCCTGAATATCGTCTCGCTCTGTATCGTTCTCTCCGCCCGGCTTCTTAGGCTCTTTGTCCATACTACTGCGTACCTCCTTAGTCTTCGTCGTCATCCCACATTGTACGCCGCTTCCGCCGCTCTGATTGCCGCTGACGTTCGCCACTCTCCTGAGCCTTCTCAACTTCCTGCAAAAACTGATTCTCGATCATACGCTGTTTGCGGGCGTTACGCATATAGCTGCTCTTAGATACCTTATCACGCTTGCGATCACTCATCGTCGCCGTCCTCCTCATCATAACCATAATCATCTGGGCAGTACATCTCATGGAATAAATATCGTGTCAAAGAAGGAGACATAGGCGTGCCGTCTTCCATCCACAACGTATCATAAAGTGATGCATTGCCGATCAGTTCCTGCTATTCTGCATATACCTGAATCGCGTCAAGGATATCCTCGTAAGTTACATCATAATCGCGCACAGCATCAGCTACGGCAAATCCAATATCATAAATATCCTGTTTTGAAAAGTCGTTTTCTTTCATATAGTTCCTCCTTATATCAGCGGCTCACAAATACATGGTCCTGTCAGTAAATCTATTTTATGTTCAAGTTCTGCGATCCGAGTTTGTAATTGATCAATCGCAGTTTGATACGAGGTTGTTGTTGCTCTTATAGTATCTATACGTTCTACTGCAAAATGCGACAGAGTATTTGCTTCATCGGCTTTGATAATCGCATGGTTTACTGTATCGTGCATAGAAAATAAATGATCATCTATTTCTTCAACTCTTACAGTTAGCTCTTGTTCATCCAATATTTCCATCTCCTTTACAATAGACTTTCACAATAATATTCACTATTTGTATTGATATCTCCATTTATCAGTTTAAGATATCGTCTGTACATCTGTTCAGCATAAGGCCCAGCAATTTCGAATTCAAATCCGTTATTTAATAAGAAAAGTCTTACTTTCCTTTTAACTACAAACGTTTCATCTGGTTCTCCATAGCGGCAAACCGTCATATCGTCTTCGTCTATTTGAAATCTAAAATTATCAAATTCTATTTTACAATCATTTTCAATTTCGATATGTAATTGTAGGGCTGCTTGTTGTTGTACTTCTTCACTGATATATTTTTTCATAATAGACTCTCACAGTAACACTCATTGTGAATAAATACACTGTATTCTTCTTTTGGAAGATTTTTCGATACATAGTCTTTGATAAACTTTTGTAAAGTTTCATCAGTAACCATGGTGTTATAATCAACCCATTTGTCGAATTGAATAGTGTGATGTGAATTGCCATGATTTACAGTGTCTATGGTCGATCCATTTTCAAAATGAATTCGCACAGGTTGCTTCCAATCCGATGGATATATGTATATCTTATCGTCAGGTATCAATAATTGATTGTTCATATCGTGCCTCATAATAGTGATTCGCAGACACACTCGCTCTCTACATTCTCATTTGGAATCGCAATCGTCCACAGCGTGTCGTGTCCCATTCCATAGTATTTTACTTCCGCTTGAACTTCACGCTGATTACCATTTGCGTCAATGTAAGATACAATTTCGTTTGTGGTTCGCAGTGGTTTATCGCTTGGCAGAGACCATGTAAATCCATCTTTCGACCAGTCAAAAGTAAACTCGCCACTGTTGACATCATCGGGATATCTGTATTTACACCATCGCAGCGTGCGATCATAATGTAGCGCATCAAATTTGTTCATTGCTGGCACCTCTGTTATACCAAACTGTTACACACGCATTCATCCCGCTGCACTTCTTGAGGCGTAGTTGGCGGTGTAAACGCAACCTCGCTCGGATCGTATGTCATCAAAGAACAGGCATCGATTCGCACATTCGGAAAACACATGAGTTTAAAGCATCGGTCAATATCATCAACAACAAGTGGCTTATCCTCTAAGTGCAATCCACGATAATTATCGGGAGGACAAGTAGTTGTTATCACGTGAATACTGTATTCTCCGCGAGCTCTGCTTTGTAAATCTACTATAAGGCATTGATGATCAACCCTATACCCATAATATTGAATATCAAGATTCCTGGCGATTTCCTTGATATAGTCCTGTGCACATAATATAGCCGTCCCGCCCATCGGCACCAAGATATTACAGTTGTTCTTGACAGCGTATTCGCAGATCGCGTATGTACGTCCACTGTATCGTGGCGCTAATATTTTTTTCATATTTCGCCCTCCTTACAATAGCGGTCTGCACACACATTCGCACTGTTGATCAGCAAGAGCATCATGGATTACATCGTCCAGACATTCGGGTGTGATAGAGAACTGCTGGAACAAGTCAAACTGATTGTTGTTCATCAAATAGTTCATGGTGATCCGCCGCATTTTATTCTCTGAAATATACTTCGCATCCTCTTCACCATACAGCCGCACGATCTCCTTGAAAAATTCAAAAGTATCGGTCAGCGCCAGCCTATCGTCAAAATAGAATATCGTGTATTGTGCACCGAATTTATCTTTATTGAATATATTCCAAAAATCTTCGGGTGATTTACAGATTGCGGTCTCCTTTCGATGCTTTTGCACAGTATTCATGCGTTCATACCAGTCGCACACTGTGTCATAGATCGATGGCCTTACGAATAAAACGCGCATTATTTCTTCTCCTTCAAAAACTGTTTTTGAGTTATGATATTGCGCTCCATATATCAACGTCCTGAGTTGGTTCCTTTTCTTATGGAGTCTAGTGCCAGCTGCATTTGCTAAGGCTCTATATGTGTTAAGCAAATTATTTATTCTATCTGTCATAATAAACTCTCGCATATATATTCGTTTTCTGATTCTGGATAGTAGGGGATTGGACAACTGTATTGAGCTGCACGTCGATCTTCAGAGCAATTTCCTGAATGAAGTATATGTCGTGGATGAAAAGATAAGTCATGACCAAGCTCCCAGCGGAATCCTTGATAATCGAACCAGATAGTATCTTGATGTTTGCTTAGAGCATCATAGAGATTGTTCATCACTTTATCGATTGTCATATACTGCTGACTCCTTAATCTAACAGGTCAGCCAGTTGTGCGGTCTCGCTGCGTTCTGTCTTGTTCAGGTAGACATATCCAAAGTGCGGGTTGCCAGCCAGACACTGAATTGCCTTGCGCATACCGCTGTTATTTTCAAACACGGCCTCGTCAGTCTGCTTCAAGTCGCCATCAAGCCACAGCATAGAACCCTCACCAACACGGCCGAGTAGCAGCTGTACATGCTCTTTAGTCAGATTCTCAGCCTCTGAAACCATAATAATTGCGTTCTTGTAGTCGCGGCCACGAATAAATCCAAGGTGAGCTACTTCTACCTGTCCATTATTGATCCAGTATTCCAAACCAGCCTCGCCGCCCAAGTGATCAGCCAGAGGGCCAGCAAAAGAAGCAGCGCCGAGCTTCTCTAGTAGAGTGCCGGGTAGTGCGCCCAGCTCCTTAGTGTTTTTGACCTCGATATTGTTGCGAATCCAGATCAGCTTCTCAACCCTGTGCTTCTCGATCATATCAATAGCAGAGGACACCATAAGCATGGTCTTGCCGCTGCCGAATGTTCCAGCCAGCATCTTAACGGTAATATCATCGTTCTGCAGCATATCAAATGCGAGCTTCTGTTGGTCATTGAGCGGTTTTACGTCGCCAGTGAAGCGATTACTGATCTTTTTGTATTTGAGTGGTACATATTTCTTGCCATTCCATCGTAGCCAGCCTACCGCATTGCCTGCCGGCGTATCATCGTCTGCTGTATCTGGATCACGAACAATCAGATAGCCATTCACTGGAGTATTAAACAGGTTCTGATATGTATAGCCTTCATCGTGGGTCTGGTACGCCATTGCCATGGCCTCTTCGCCGCCATCATTAAGAGCGACTTCAGTCTAGCCAGTATAGTCATTGCGGGAGCTTGCTGCTGTATCGGGATAGGTAAACTCAATCGGCAGCTCAAGAATGCCGCTGGCAATATTGGCGCAACTAAGGTCGCTGGTCACAAATTTAAAAGAATCAATGTTGGCCTGGATCTGTTTCTGCGCTTCCGGGAGTCCGGCTTCAATCGCGTCATTCAGATTGCGCTTCATCTCGTCCAGATACCAGCGGGCGGTTGCCATGATCGTCGCGTCGTTGTTATCGCTGATCGGTTTGCCATCCAGGATATAGAACAGGGAAGACATGGGGACTGCCACTACCATAAAGGTGTTATCGTCGTGATGCTCGGCCAACAGGCGGGTTACAGTACGGGCCTTATAGCGGATATCTTCGCTCTTTTTGCCGCTTGTCTTGATCTCTTCCAGCTCGTGCAGTGTCATATCGGCAATCAGAAACGGCTCTGTTGTACCAGAAGCGGTTGCACTGGCAGGTTCGAAGGCGGCAGCTCCCAAATCAAGAAGCGCGGAGGTGTCATAAAACTTCATTAACGGGTGATCCTCCTTTAATAATGATATTGTAAAGTGTGATTGACTGCTGAAAATATAAGCTCGCAGCTGTGGAGAGAACTGCGGGCTTTTTCTTTATACCTTATTATACACCCACGGCGTGGTAAAAGCAATAGTTTTGTGCAAAATACCGGAATAAAATAATCTGTTGTAAAAGTAAATAAAATATAGTAAAAATAGCAGAAAAATTATTAAAATTAAGCAAAAATGAGCAAAAATAATGCATTTTAAGCGTTTCTACGGCGCTTTTGAGACGCTATTACACGGTGATCGAGACACAACTGCGTGAAAATTGGGGTGAAAATCACGATTGATGCGAAGCGTTTTATAACGATAATACGTTGTTTACCGGATACGAAATCGGGGGTTAAAAATGGGTGTTTTGCTGGTGCGCAGATAGGGGAGATGATTGGTGATTTATGGGCGATCAACAGGTGATTTTGGATGCTGGTGACTGCGAATTAGGAGCGAATGCGGATGGATGATTGTTGCGTTGAGGAGGCGAGCGAGAGGCGGGTGAGGTGCGAAAACCGGGTGATTTGGTACGGGCTGGGGAGATGGAATAACTGGTACGCACGACCCGAACTTGACCCCTTTTCCAATTTTTAACATCCCCCCGGTATGGCCTGAAAAGTCTAGGAATCATGCGGGTTTTCGGTGAATACTACCTTCCGTTATTAGGTGGTATTCGAGTGCTGGAAATCTGGAATTTTCTTTTATACTTTATCTATATATAGGGGAGATCCTTTCATGGATGTTTCGTGCAAAAAATTTAATATGCTATTATGTAGTCACTCCAAGGGGCTACGGAAACAAGGCCCCGGGGAGTAGTCGCACCTTGAAAATTGCAAAGTTTGGATTTTCCCATGTGGGCGGTTTATACCGTGCCGGGTTTTCCGGTCAAGTGGTTATCCCTTGCCATTCCAAAACATGGGTCTCCTATCTGAGCAATTAGTGCGCCCAAACCCCCGATGGCCAAACATTACTGGCATAATTCCCAAGAACGTGGGAGAAGTTGCGGGGATGGTGTACCTTGACAACAGAATACAGGCAGTTCCGAGAATAACACAATAGGAACTGTTACAACAAGGTCAGAGCTACTGTTGTAGAGCATGGAAAACGCCAAGGTCAGAGCTGGCGACAATTAACAAGCTCCAGAGAAATAAGTGTTTGATGGGTTTGGAACCCTAGAGGAGAAAGAAACCTTACTTGGTTACAATTGTAGCCATTTTACATAAAGCCGGGCGCTTGGTAGTACCGGGGGAGACGTAACTACCACCAACGGCAAAACGCCGTGTCCGATATACACCAACTGAGAAAACAAGAGGTAATAACTATGCTGAAAGTTTATGCTGACTACGATGCAATCGCCAAGGCTGGCAAGCTGAACGAGCTGACCATCCCCGAGCTGGTGAAGTTCCTGAACGAGCAGAAAACTGTTCTGACCGCTGAGCAGTCTCAGAACGTCACCACCACGCTCAACAAGGCTGTTGAGAACAACAACAAGGCCGCTTGCGACAACAAGTGCGCTGAGTTCTGCGCCATGGAACGTTCTGAAATGTGGCGTTCCTACGCTCCGAACCCCTACTACATGGGTATCAAGATTACCACTGACCCCAAGAGCGGTGCTCTGTCCACCCAAGATGCCAAGATGCTCATCAAGTTCAAGGCACTGGAGAAGTATTACCAGACCCTGAACGCTGTCGAGACCAACGACAAAGGGGAGCCTATGCCCAACAAGAGCGTAACTCTCTGCCGTGATGGTCACTATGAGAAACTGGTTATGCTGTTCAACGGTATGCTTTCTGAAGAGACCGCAAGCGAGCTTGGTGCTGACAAACTGACCCGTAGCGCCAAGGTAGAAGAAACCCTCAAAGATATGGGGCTGGATTGCTTTGTCGGTCCTGTCAACAAGGGCAAGCGCCTTGCTCAGCTCCAGGCTATCTGGAACGCCATGCTTCCTGAAGAGCTGGCAGCGGCCTGCACTGCGCTGTCCTGCGATATTAAGTATCTCAAGATTGCGGCCAATCGGGCAAAACAGGGCTCTGTCAAGGGTCTCGGTGATAAGGCCATGATTGACGAGATTGTTGTCACTATCTCCAAGGGCCTCTCTTTCGATGGCAAGGCACGTTCTTCCAAGTACGACTTTGCAAGCAAGAGCAAGTTCTTTGCCAAAGCCGAGCAGTAACACGCAATAGTCGGATACCCTTTCGGGGTCGCACCGTTCAAAGCGGCCCCTTTCCAGCTCCGCAATAGGGGCGTAGCGCCTTAGAGTGTGGCGCATTGTAGACACTCAGAAAAGAGGTTCACTATGGATTGTCCTTACATCATTCGTGAGAACATTGGCTTCGGCCGTGTTCGTGAGCATGGTTACTATCAGCTCGATGAGATGGCCTATGACCTGACCCACGACTTTGCAAACGCAGATGTCGAGGTCATCACTCGCACTCTGTACAACGTCACCATGGAGAGCGGCGAAGAGCTTTCCCAGCTGGATGACGACACGGTGTTCAAGATGTTGAGCGCCGGTCTGCCTGTCAAGTACGTCGAGAATGCAAGAGAAGGGTACATCATGTACTCTCGTCCTGAGAGCAAGCCAGCTGTCAAGGTTAAGAGAGTCGGCGGTATCACTCGTGCAAGCGCAAGTCGTGAACAGTACGATGATGCAATCATTATCCCCATGGCAAAAGAGTGGGCGGTTCTTGACCGTGCAGACATTGGCGACCATTACCGCGTTATGGAGTTCAAAGACAACGCCATCAATATGTTTGAACAGAAGACCGAACGTAAATGGTGCAATCGTCCGTTCTATGATGAAGTCCGCCTGTATCACAATGGGATGCTTGTGCGACTTTCTGTAAACGGACACGAGTTCATCTTTTAACATCGTCGTTTTCGTCCCGAGCATGACGTTAAACTGCCTACCTCCTACAATCGGAACGCCTTGACGTGGCGCAGGGGCTTTGAACTAAGAGTCCGAAAGAAAGAGAAAGGAGCTATCTTTGATGTACAAGGACAAAAACGGAATAGTCATTCAGTGTGTCAACCGCAAGGGTATGACGTACAACGGATGCAAAGTGCCGTACATGGGATTGTATGGCACTTTTGGCCACTATGAATTTGTCGCAGAGCCGCGTTTTAACCCTCAGACGCAAGAAATGCGACTCAAGCATCGTGATATGAAAACGAAAACCAGATGGGACGATATGCCCAGCAAGGAAATCGTTTCGCATATCATCGATGCAGCACGAGTCAAGTGTGTCAAACTTTACAAGTGGGAAACCAAAATGGTAAACCCAGACCGGGATGAAATGAAAAAAGATTCCGAGATTTGGCGCAAAGAAGCATCCAATCCTGACTGCATTCGTCGTAAAAAATTCAAAATGAAATACCGTCAATCGTCCATGAGTGGTCATGGGTATTCTGAACTTAGCTGTACTCTTTATGGTGAATCCATTGAGATGAACGGAAAGCAGAAAAAATTGAACCGCTCTATGCAGACATATATGGACGGCACCGGAATGGGTTCACGTTTCGATAATAGTGATCGTAGACCACTTGAACCGCAATTTCCAGTTAAATCTGGTAAACGCAAGTAATTATTTATTGTTCCCATGATTCCATTGTCCATCTGGGCCAATTTTGGAATCAGAATTTAAGCCAAGATTTGAATTCAAACAAGCTATTTTGTCTGAATTTTTAAGTTCTTTCTTT